GTGAAAAAAATCAAAAAACCGCGTCTTACCGGCTGGATTGTGACATCCGCTTTGCTCTTTGCTGTTATCGGGCTGATTTCACCGCAACAGCTTCCCGTCACCGTCTATAAGCTCTCGCTTATCTCACTCGCTGCGGTATTAGGTTATTGGCTGGATCGCTCGCTGTTTCCTAAAGCGCGCCCTGGTTTGTTCCTCGAACAAGGTGATGAACCTGTACCGCGTGGACGTTTCCCAGTTCGGGACGGCCACCACACCGTATTTGCTGCCTCGATGTTACGACGTGCGCTGATTGTGTCAGCCGTTTGCATCGGTGTAGCTATGGGGTTGTGATATGCGACACTTTCTCATCACGCTGCTTGTTAGCCCGATGCTTTTTAGCGCGACGGTCTGCGCCGACACGATCCCTCGTGCCGCGCAGGCGTACCGCAGTGATGTGATCCGCAGCGCACGGCTGGATTGGGGCATGAATGCCCCGATTGCTGACTTTGCGGCGCAGTTGCATCAAGAAAGCGGCTGGAATCCTCGGGCCGTTTCACCCGTCGGTGCGCAGGGGCTGGCGCAGTTTATGCCGACCACCGCCGACTGGTTTAGCGGTATCGTTCCTGAACTTAGCGCGAATCAACCGTTTAATCCCGCCTGGGCTATCCGTGCTCTGACAGGCTACGATCGCTGGCTGTGGACGCGCATCAGCGCCAGCAACGACTGCGAACGTATGGCAATGACCTTATCGTCCTACAACGGCGGGCTTGGCTGGTTACAGCGTGATAAGCAACGCGCGAAGATCGCCGAGAAGGACATACTCCGCTGGTTTGATCATGTGGAAACCGTCAATGCCGGACGCAGTGCCGCCAACTGGCGTGAAAATCGCCATTATCCCGACCGCATTTTGCATCAGTTGGCGCCACGGTATTTGAGCTGGGGGAGGGCGAGCTGTGTGGAATAGTCTGTTTCTCAATAGCCTGAAATCCTTTCTTTCGCCACGCGTGGTCGCCGTCCTGCTTGTCGTGGTGTTGCTACTCGCGGTCTATCTGACCGGCCGCAATCAGGGTTATCAACTGGCGCAGGCACTAGGGGATGCCGAGCTGGCGAAACAGCAGGCGGCATTCAACTTGCTACAGCAGCAGCAGGCCGAAACCCAGAACCAGCTACTACGTGCGGCGGCGGAGCAATACCAGCAACAGGTAGAGCGTGGGAATCAACTCGAACAGCGCTATGTCGCAGCGCGTCAAAAACTGGCGGCGGATAACGCCGCTCTGCAACGGAAAATCGACCATGTTACTCAGCAATACATTGACGAAAAAGGCAAAGTTCAGCCTGTGCAGTGCGTGTTTACTCGTGGCTTCGTGCAGCACTACAACGCCGCTTTCGGTCTGTCCGCCGATGGTGCCTCAGACATTACCGCCGCTGCCCGCCGCACTGGCGCAGCGTCCAATCTCGGCGCAACCGCTGACGCCGAATTACAGCCTTCAGGCGTCTCCCAGCGCGATATTCTCGCCAACATCAGCGACAACGGAGAGCGCTATCAGGCGTTGAGTGCGCAGGTTAACGCGCTGCTGGATTACATCGAAGCGCTACAACAGGCAGGGGAGGTAACACGTGAAGATTGAAGTGGAATTCTGGTCGCTGGTCGGCCTGCTATTGTCGTTTATGAGTTTCCTGTTTGCTGCCGGACGGATTCTGCTCACTCAGATTGAAAAGCGGCTGAACGAGCGTTTTGCCGCCCTGGAAAATGCACGCCAGAAGAGCGAGCAAGGCTGGACGCGACTGGAGCGCGAGTTTCTGGAGTTTCGTGCTGATTTACCGCTGATCTACGTGCGACGTGAGGATTACATCCGTGGTCAGACGGTAATCGAAGCCAAGCTGGATGCGCTTTATAACAAGCTGGAATTGGTGCAGCAGCGGTATTCAGGAGGCAATCATGGCTGATACGCAGCGTATCCGACAGGAATCGATGCGTTGGCACTTGCTCATCGCATTAAATAAAACGCGGCCTTACACCGCGAATGAAATGTTCCTGCTAGCGCTGATGCAGCGGCTGTATGCCGATGCTTCAGAGCCGGAGCTGCGTCATGCACTGGATTATCTGGCCGATCGCAAGATGGCGGTATTGACCAAAGAGATAGGCGGCGTCTGGCTGGCGAATCTTACCCGTCTTGGTGTGGATGTCGTGGAATACGCGGTTGACTGTATGGTTGGCATCGCCCGGCCAGAAAAATATTGGGATAGGTAATCCCATCGCATGGGTTTCTCTTCTGTCTTTGCACGTTATCAGTGTCGTCATATTACTTTGCGCCAGCACGATTGTGCTGGCGTTTTTTTTATCGAAAGAATTTTTATTTTTCAGTGTGTTATCCGTATTTCTTCAAATAAATCACTTCGCTGTTTTTTCTAAAACAGATTAAAAGCCGCAGCCAACCATTATCCGGATACTAGCGCCATCAACACGATGTGCCACCAAAACAGTGCGCCATTAACACAGCGGGTGAACGGATATGAATACCAGACCAATTATCGATGCGGTGATAGCCCGCCTCCAGCAGCACTTACCTGCACGGCGGATTGCGTCCTGCCCAGAAAACATTCTGCTCGGACCCGATTTCCTGACACCTGGCGATGTGCTGGTGGGGTATCGCGGTTCCGAATTTTCCGCACCGGAAGATGCGGATTCTCCGGTTCAGACGCAGCGACCACAGCTGATGGTTGCCGTGCTGCTGTCGGAGCTGGATGGCGAAGACGGCGTGCTGGCCACGCTCGATATCGTCCGTCAGGCGCTGGGAGGATACCGACTGCCTGACTGTCATCGCGGTATTCGGCTAGTACGCGACCGCTACGTTGGTTACACCGAAGGACGCTGGCATTACGCCATCGATTGCACCACAGAAACCCTTTTTATCGAAGACCGCGAGCAGACGGATGGTCCGCTGCTTACCACGGTTAATTATGAGGAGAAAGACGCATGAAATATCGCTACACCGGCCCCGCCAGCGGCGTCACGCTGGCAGATGGTCAGGAAATTCTGCTTTGGCCCGCTCAGGTGACTGAACTGCCGGCAGATCATGAGTACGTAAAAACGCTGATCGCGCTGGGCTATTTGCTGCCTGTCGCGGATCAGATTCTGGCTGATAGCGCAACGGAGGTGACCCTTGGCCGCTAATTATTTACATGGTGTAGAAACGATTGAAGTTGAGACCGGTGCTCGTCCGGTGAAAACCGTCAAATCTGCGGTGATTGGGCTGATTGGTACGGCGCCGCAGGGTGCGGTAGATGACGTTACGCTGTGCCTGTCCGAAAAAGACGCAGCACAGTTTGGTAGCCAGTTCGGCGGCTATACCATCCCGCAGGCGTTGGATGCAATTTACGATCATGGTGCGGGTACGGTTCTGGTCATTAACGTGCTGGATCCGGCGAAACACAAATCGTCTGTGAGCGCAGAAAAAGTCACCTTTGACAAAGCGACCGGTACGGCGCAACTGGCGAACCGTGTGGTTGCCAAGCTGGTGCTGACGGCGGCAGAAGGCGGTCAGCCGTTTGTCGAAGGTCAGGACTATACGCTGGATGCACAAACTGGCGTACTGAAAAATCTGGGTAAAAACATCGATGTTGCTGCTGTGGTCAGCGCGTCTTACGACTTTGCTGATGTTACGAAAGTGACTGCCGCCGACATCATCGGCAGCATCAACGCCGCGGGCAAACGCACCGGTATGAAGCTGCTGAACGATACCTACAACCTGTACGGCTTCTTTGCCAAGATTCTGATTTCACCGGTGTTCTGTACGCAAAATAGCGTGACGGCCGAGCTGATTTCGCTGGCCGATAAACTGGGCGCGATTGCCTATATCGATGCGCCAATCGGTACCACCTTTGCGCAGGCGCTGAGCGGCCGTGGCCCGGAAGGCACGATCAACTTCAACACCAGCTCTGAACGCGCTCGTCTGTGCTATCCGCACGTAAAAGTGTACGACGCGGAAACCAACAGCGAACGTCTGGAGCCGCTGTCGGCGCGTGCCGCGGGCCTGCGTGCCAAAGTCGATCTGGAGAAAGGTTTCTGGTGGTCATCATCCAATCAGGAAATCAAAGGGATCACCGGCGTAGAGCGCCAGCTGTCCGCGATGATTGACGATCCGCAGAGCGAAGTGAACCTGCTGAACGAGCAGGGCATCAGCACCATTTTCAACAGCTACGGTTCCGGCCTGCGCCTGTGGGGCAATCGCACCGCGGCCTGGCCAACCGTGACGCACATGAAGAACTTTGAAAACGTGCGTCGTACTGGCGATGTGATTAACGAATCCATTCGATACTTCAGCCAGCAGTATATCGATATGCCGATCAATCAGGCGCTGATCGATGCGCTGGTGGAATCTGTCAACGCCTACGGTCGCAAGCTGATCGGTGATGGCGCGCTGCTGGGCTTCAAATGCTGGTTCGATGCTGCGCGTAACGAGCAAACCGAGCTGGCGGCAGGGCACCTGTTGCTTAACTACAAATTCACTCCGCCGCCGCCGCTTGAGCGTCTGACCTTTGAGACGGAGATCACCTCGGAATACCTGGTAACGCTGGAGGGCACTAACTGATGGCCGGGAAAATTGAAGTAAACCGTATTACCAACGCCAACATCTACATCAATGGCGCCAACCTGCTGGGGCGTGCGCAGGAAATCAAACTGCCGGATGTCTCCATGATCATGCAGGAGCACAAAGCGCTGGGTATGGTCGGCAAGATCGAACTGCCTGCGGGCTTCGACAAGCTGGAAGGCGAGATCAAGTGGAACTCCTTCTACCGTGAAGCGATGCTGGCGGCGGCGAACCCTTACCAGTCGCTGGCGCTGCAGTGTCGCTCCAGCGTGGAACGCTACGGCTCTCAAGGCCGTATCGAAGAAGTGCCGCTGGTGACGCACATGACGATCATGTTCAAAAAGAATCCGCTGGGCACGTTCAAACAGCACGAAAACCCGGATTTTAGCAGCGCGTTCAGCTGCACCTACATCAAGCAGGTGATGAACGGTGAAGACCTGCTGGAGCTGGATTATCTGTCCAACATCTTCATGGTGGGCGGCGTGGATCAACTGAACAGCTACCGCGCCAATATCGGCGGTTAATTTGGTATTCATTGATTAAGTAAGGAAAGAAAGGGGCTTCGGCCCCTTTCTTATGCCCGCCTCTTGCGTTTTCTAATTCACTTTAAAATCGTTATTCCTCGCCGCACGCGATACTGCTCCCGACATTTACTAAGGAGCCGTTATGCACACTGAAACCTATTCTCTGCAATTCCCTTATACCACCTCTGCCGGTCAACGCGTGGAGTCCATTTCGCTCAAGCGTCTGAAAGTCAAAGACATCAAAGCGGTGAAAAAAATCAGCGATGACCCAAGCAACTGGGATGACGCGCTGCTGTCGCGCATGACCGGTCTGGTGCCGGAAGACATCGATGAGATGGACGCACAGGACTACATGGCGCTGCAAAAACGATTTCAGCAGCTACTTGGGTTGGATAACGCAGCCGGCGCTGCTGTGGAAAGCGCAGGCCCTGCTGGCGAGGTGGTTTCGCTTTCAGCCGAGTGAGATTGATGCGCTGGAACTGGACGACTTTGAACGCTGGCTGGATGAAGCCAGCGAACAGATAAAACGTGAGAACGGTGAGGAAGACTGATTACTGACAGGATTAATTAGCCCACTATCCACCCTAACCCGGCCAGCGATAAGGACGCTGGCCGTTTTCTCCCTCACCACCTGTCTTCTTCTCCCGCTTATCACCCGTCCTTTTCCTCGTTTTATCCCCTGTTTGTGATGGGGAAACCAAACTGGAGCGGCGCGAGCCGCCGTCTCCGATCCGCCCCGCAGGGGGCTTTTCTGAATGAGAGTGAACCGTGGATATGCTTTTAAACGGTGTCATGCTGGGCAGGGCGTTTGGCGTCACGCTGGATGACACAAAAAAATCGCTACAGTCACTTAGCGATAGCCTCAAACAGGCGCAGGAACGGCAGCGGCAGTTTAATCAGTCGCTGGAGCGCTTTGGCGCTATTAGCACGCAAATTGTGTCTCAGTTAAACCAATCGCTGGAGCGTTTCGGTGCTGTTTGCACACAAACCGTATCCCAATTAAATCAGTCGCGGCTTGAACTGGAAATCAATCAGGAGCGGCTAGCGAGCAGTCAGCCACGTCAGGAAGCGCTACGTGAGAACCATACCGAACGCACCGAAAGCTTCCAGGAAATAAAGGAGACATTTGGTTCGGTGATGGCACCTATTGTGGCGTCGGTCACACGCTATGCGTCATTTGAGGCGCAATTGCGTGATATCCGCGTTGCACATGGGATGTCGAGCGAGCAAGAAAAAGAGATGGGGCATCGCCTGCGTCAATATTCTCAACAGGTGAACCAAACGCCGGATGCGTTGCTCAGTAGTGCCGGAAAGCTGCTTGATAACGGGATGTCGCAGCAGCAGGCAACGGATGTTGCGGCAGTGTTGGGGAAAACCTCAACGGCATCCGGCGCGGCGTTGTCCGATCTTACCGCGCTCACGACCATGCTTGATGACAAGTTTAACCTGAAAGGCGCGAAGGCACTGGAGGAATCCTTCTCTCGCATGTTGGCGGGCACTAAACAGGGTTTCTCCATGGCATCGATGACGCAATATGCAACCGAGCTGGCTCCAGGATTTACGGCGATGGGGGCGACGGGTAATCAGGCGCTGAGCCAATTGGTTTCCAGTCTGAGTGCGACAAAAGGTGCGGATACGGAAGCGGACACGGCTGCTCGGCTGGGGAGCTTTATGAATGCCATGGGGCGAACGGACATTGCCGACAGCTACTACAACGCGGGCATGGATTATAACGCGTCACTGAAAAGCTACATGAAAGGTGGCTATTCACAGTACGACGCTTCGGTTCTGGTTGGTACTGAGCTTATCGACAGTAAAGGTAGCCAATTCAGGAAACAGTGGGACATGGCCAGCAATACGGGAAATGTGGGGGCGCAGCAAAATTTAATGCAGCGTTATGGATTGCAGGAGGTGTTCCGCACGCCAGAAGCCGTCAATCATGCGCTGTCGATGAAACAAAACTGGGCGAGCTATCAAGCTAACCAGCAGGTGATGAACAGCCCCGCCGCAACCCAAACGTTGAATATCGATTTTGCCCAAAAAAACGACACATTGACCGGACGCTGGCAGAAAATGACAACGTCATTGCTGAATATTGCGCTCAACGTGGGTGAAGCGCTGCTGCCAGTATTGGTTTCCCTGAGTGATGCGCTGATCCCCATTTTGGATCAATTGGTGACCTGGACAGCCGAGAACCCCGAACTGGTTCGCGGCATTGTGGTGACCGTTGCGAGTTTCTTTATGTTCGGAAAAGCGGTGAGTGGCGCGTGGCAGGGGATTAGCACGCTGTTATCTTGGTTTCAGGCATTCAAGGACGGTATTTTACAGATTAAGACGGGCTGGCAACTATTTTCCGCAGGGCTAAGAACAACGGGATTCTTGCAGGGGCTTGGCGCAGCATTGCACTGGCTGGTTGGTGGAGCCGGAACATTAGGGCGCATGCTTGGCGGCGTGTTACGTAGCGGCTTGATGATGGCGGGGCGAGCAGTATTGTCTCTGGGGATTATGCTGATGACGACGCCTGTGGGGTGGGCAATCGCGGCGGCTGCCGCACTAGTTGGAATAGTTGCTTTGGTTTACAAATATCGGGACCAAATCAGTTCATTCTTTAGTCGCCACTGGTCTGATATCAGTCAGAAAACTAAAGCGTTTTGGGCCGATCTCAAAAATGGCACGTCTGGAGGCGTGGCTGGTGTTCTCGGTGTTCTGGTTGACAGGTCGCCATTGGGTACATGGTATTCAACCTGGCTTAAAGGTGCTAATGAGTTAAAAGTCAAGTTGCCTGAAAGTCTAAGCGGATTAGCCAGTTTGCTTATTGATAAATTTGTGAGCGAGTTGGTAAACGAATTTCCGAAGTTGCAAATTGTTTCTAACAAAATCGGGGAATTGATTCCCGATAGTGTTAAAGACTTTCTGGGTATGGGTTCAAAAACGGTGTCTATCGAAGCTGGTGGTCAACCTGTGGCTGCCAGTGCTGTAGCCACGCCTGTTCTAAAACCTACGTCGGTATCTGCATTGTCGCTAGAACCAACACCGCGTATTGAATCACCTAAGGCTGAGAACACTGCGTCAACCCCGCAACAGCGTGTTGCACTGACACCAACTGTCGGTGGAGCAAAAGGTAAGTTAGTCACCGCAGCCCCTTCCGAACGTGTTCAGGTTGCTTTCTCACCCACCATTTATCTCAACGGTCAGAAGGCAGCGCCAACGCCTGAAATGACGAAGACGCTGACGCTTAGCATGAATGAACTGGAAAATATGTTGAACAAGCTGCTCACCCAGCGTGAGCGCAGGGGGTACGCCTGATGTTTGCGGTATTAGGAAATATTGAATTTAAAGTGACCGCCTACTGGGACGGCTTCAATACGTCATTCGGCGCAGATTATGCCGAGCATGGCCGCATTGAGGGTAAACCCGGTCTGCAGTTCATCGGTGCGAAGCTGGACGAGATTAATATTAGCCTCGTGTTTCACAAGCAGTACTGTACGCCGGATGTGGAGCTGAAACGGTTGGTTGAGGCGATGCGGGCGCATCAGGCAATGGCGTTAGTCTTCGGCAATGGGGATTATCGCGGCTGGTTTGTGATTACGGCACTGACCTCGACCAGCGAACATACCGACGCGAAGGGCAACGTATTGGCCATGAATGCCGCGCTAACGCTGCGAGAATACATTGGCGATCCGAAGAATCCGCTCAAACCGCCTGCGATAGAGACCCCTGTTCCTAACGTCAGCGCCATCACCACGGCGGTCCAGAAAGTGAGCAATTTTTCAGCTTCACTACGCACGGCTGTCACGTATGCCAAGAAGGCACAATCTGCCGTTAAGGCGGTGAGAACCACCGTTCAGATTGTAAAACGGATGAAGGACAATCCCGAAACCGCGCTGTTGCAAATTCCCGGACTGCTAACGCAAGTCGGGAATGTATTGACGCCGTTAAGTCAGGTGGTGCCAGCGTTTAAAACAGCGGCAGAGGCCATATCTGATACGGCGGTTCAGGCAGAGAAGATGATACCTGAAATTACAGCGGTTAATAACGCGGCGAATGAAATGCTGAAGCAGGTCAAGCAAGTTGCCACCTTGTTGCAGGGCGTCGACAGCAAAAATGTTATCGAGAAGCTGGAAGCCATCAGTAAACATGTTGAGGCCGCGAGCGACACCTTTAAAGGCGCTGAGCCTGCGCTGAGCAAACTGACGGCGGAAATCGTGAAGAGGGTTGAAGCATATGCACCTTGAACATATCACTACACAGGGCGAACGCTGGGATACCTTGTCCTACCTGTATTACGGCGATCCGCTTGGCTATCCGCGGATTATTGCGGCTAACCCGCATATCCCCATCGTGCCGCTGTTGCCATCGGGTGTGGTGGTGCTGATTCCGATTATTGAACAGGCAGAGGCCAGTAAAGCGGAGGACACCCCACCATGGCTGCGTTAACGGAAGAACTAACCCTGCTCTCTCCAGCGGTGTCGGAAGTACTGCAACCGGCGTTCACCCTGTGGTATCTGCAAAAGGATATCACCAATGATATCGCGCCGTATGTCACCAGCGTGACGTATACCGACAGCATCAAGAATGAATCGGATTCGATCGAGGTTAGGCTCGATGATACCGATGGCCGCTGGATGGATAAGTGGTATCCCGGTACGGGCGATACATTATCGCTCAAGCTAGGCTATTTCGGTGAAATGCTGTTTGACTGCGGTACTTTCTCGATTGATGAAATTGAGGTTAGCGCACCGCCGAGCGAAGTAGTGATTCGCGGCGTCGCGACATCGGTCAATCGTGCGTTGCGAACCAAATCAAACTGCGGTTTTGAAGATACGACATTAGCTGCCATTGCGACGCGCATCGCGAAAAAGCATCAGTTGATGCTTGTAGGGATGATTCAGATCATCAAGATCGATCGCGTTACGCAATATGCGGAAACCGATGTCGCTTTTCTAAAGCGGCTCGCCAGTGAATATGGCTATGCCGTGAAAGTGGTCAGCGACCAGCTGATTTTTTCCCATCTGGCAACGCTGCGCAATCAGGCGTCTGTTCGACAAATTAAGCCAACGGACGTCGCGCGTTTTTCACTGAGCGACACGATCAGCCACGTCTATAAAAACGCCAAGACGAAATATCAGAAAGGGAGTGAAAAGAAACTGATGGTTTGTGAAGCCAACGGTGGCGCGAACGACGAAATGAAGTCTGCCGGTGCTGAGACCAGTGCAGATACGTTGAAAGTTAACGTGCGCGCGGCGGATGCTTCTGGAGCGAGGATGAAAACGGATGCTGCATTGGATGCGCACAACGAAAAGCAACAAAAGGGGTCGATGACATTGATGGGCAGCCCGCAGTTGGCGGCGGGGAATAAAGTTGAGCTGGTGTCGTTCGGCCAACTTTCTGGCCATTGGTTGATCGAATCGGCTCGCCATGTTCTGGAACGTGGCAGTGGTTACACCACGGAGATTGGGTTGATTCGTGGGCCGATTACGGCGGGCAAGCGAAAATCGGAGAGCGGAAAAACGGTGGTGACTTACCACCCGAATGGCAGCCAGACAACACGGACGGTCAAGAGTAAAAAGGAGGTGTTGCCATGAGTTTATCTCGTCGAATTGGCACGATAAGCGCGGTGGATGAGGCTCGCGTAATGGTGCGTGTTCGTCTACCAGAGTGTGACAATCTGCGTACGGCCTGGCTGCCGGTATTACAGCGCAATACGCAGAATAATAAGGATTATTGGTTACCGGATATTGGCGAACAGGTCGAAATTCTGCTGGATGGCAACGGCGAGGACGGCCTGGTGCTGGGGGCGATTTATTCTGCCGCCGATGTGCCAACGCTGGCAGATAAGGACAAAAGGGCGGTAACGTTCGCTGACGGCGCGCATATTGAATACGATCGCCGGACGCATACGTTAACGATCAACGGCGGCGTGCAGCATATTGCGATTAGCAGCGGTACTGACGTGGTGGTTAACGCTCAGCGTGTCACTATTAATGCGCCAGAAACGACGGTGACTGGCAAGCTACTGGTGCAAGGGCAACTCACTTACGAGAGCGGGATGTCCGGTTCCGGCGGTGCCAGCCTCAGTGGTGATGTCAGTATCTCCGGCAACGTCAGCGCCAGCGGCAGCGTCATGGATGCTGGTGGCAACTCCAACCACCACTCGCACTAGCGTTTTCCTAAACCGCTTTACAATTCTTTCCTCTCACCGGGGGCGACAATAGCCCCCTATGAAAACTCAATCTGTTTTTTGGCAACCGGCGCTGCAACGTTCTGGCGACATCGTCGAAGGAACGGCAGATATCATGCAGGCGATTCACATCATCCTGCGGACACCCTGCGGCAGCGACCCACATCGGCCTGACTTTGGTAGCAATCTACATCTGTATCTCGATTATCCGATCGAACGTGCGATCCCGCATGTCGTTAGGGAATCGGTAGAAGCGATCAAACGATGGGAACCTCGCTGCCAGTTACTGGCGGTTAAACCTTCTGTGAATGGGGCTCACCTGACGCTGCACGTTAGCTGGAAAACCGCTAACGGCGCGACACAGACCACGGAGTTGTTATGGCGCTGACAGAACCCAATTTTATTGAACGCGATGCGGCGAAGATTACCGCCGAAATGATCGCGAAATATGAAGCTGATTCGGGGAAAACACTCTATCCGGCGCAGGCCGAACGCCTGCTGATTAACCTCTTTGCCTACCGGGAAACTTTATTGCGTAGTGCGGTCCAGGAAACCGCCAAGCAAAACCTGGTTGCGTTTGCTCGTGCACCGATGCTGGATTATCTGGCGGAACTGGTTGGCGTCTACCGTTTGGCGGCGCAACCAGCGCGTGCGGAACTTCGCTTTACCCCTGAAACGCCGCTAGTCAGCGATCTGCTGATTCCTGCGGGCACTCGCGTTAGTGCGTCGGACAGCGTGATTTTCACCACCGACAGCGACGCGCTGCTGAGAGCGAACGGCAGCGGTGTCACCGTGCTGGCAACCTGTACCGAAAGTGGCGATGTGGGCAATGACTGGCTGCCTGCCCAAATCAGTACGCTGCTGGATGAGATTGGCGACAGCGATTTAAGCGTCGTCAATATCACCAAGAGCAGCGGCGGTTCCGCCGAGGAAGATGACGATCGCCTGCGTGAACGTGTTCAACTGGCACCGGAATCGTTCAGTACGGCGGGATCGAAACTGGCATACCGCTTTCATGCGATGCGGGCACACCAAAACATTGTCGATGTGGCGGTGATGTCGCCCGAACCGGGCGAGGTGGTGCTGTATCCGTTGCTCAGTACCGGCCTGCCGGACAGCAGCATGCTTTCGCTGGTGGAAAGTTTTTGCTCTGACGAACAGGTGCGTCCACTGACGGATTTTGTTTCCGCCAAATCCCCCACGCAGGTGGATTACGCCATCAGCGCCAAATTGACGCTGTTTAACGGCGAACAGGCTGGCGTCGTTCAGGCCGCTGCGGAGAAAGCGGTGCAGGCCTGGGTTGAAACCCGTACCGCCACGCTAGGGCGTGACATTGTCCCAAGCCAGATTATCGCCACGTTATCCATTCCCGGCGTGTATCAGGTGGAGCTCGTTTCGCCGTCATTGATGGTGCTTGATGACAGTGAATGGGCGAACTGTACGGGCATCAATGTCAGCGTCGTCGGGGTGTCGAATGGCTGATTCACTGCAACTGCTGCCACCACCGTTGGCGGCTGACGCCCGCTTTCGTTCGCTAGCGGAGCTGGCCGACCGCTTTGATGACATCGATCTGAATGCCTTGTTGGTTTATCTGATTGATATTGCAGACAGCAGTGCGTTGCCCTGGCTGGCAGAACAGTTCTCGTTGTTTGGCGACGGCTGGGAACTGGCGGAATCGGATGACTCCAAACGTGCGTTGATCAAGGCCGCTATCGATCTGCATCGAAGCAAAGGTACACCCTGGAGCATTAAAGAGATCATCCGCCGCTTCGGCTTTGGTGACAGCACGCTAATCGAAAATATTGGCCGCCTGAGCTACGACGGCGAAACCACCTACAACAACCTTTACGTGCACGGCGATAAAGCAGCGTGGGCGGTTTATCGCGTACTGCTAAAACAACCGATTACCAACGATCAGGTCAGAATGCTGCGCAATGCCATTGGGATGTTTGCCCCTGCACGGTGTCATCTGGCCAGTATCGAATATTGGGAAGTGCCTATCCGCTACAACCGGACGGCAACATACGACAGTAACTACAATCATGGGAGCGCTTAAACATGGCGAATTTGTCAGAGAACCCACAATGGGTTGACGGCATTTACCAAATCGAAACGTCAGATCCGGTCGTAGGTGGACCGGACGGTGTTTCAAACCGACAGGCTAAAGAATTGGCCAGTCGTACCAGCTATTTGAAAAAAGAGCAGGAGAAAACGGGTAGCGATCTGGCAACACACGCCGCCGCCGCCGATCCGCATACGCAATATGCGCCGAAGGCGAATCCCACCTTCACTGGCACCCCGAAAGCGCCAACACCTGCAACTGACAGCAATAGTCAGCAGGTGGCGACGACGGCATTTGTGCGCTCGGTCGGTGCGACGAAACTGGCGAAAGACCAAAACGGTGCAGATATTCAGGATAGAGAACTGTTTAACCGCAATCTTGGTTCATCGCGTGCATACAGTTCCTCGATCCCCATCGGAGGAAGTACCGGTTTATGGACAACCGCTGAGTTTATTGGCTGGTTAGAAAGTCAGGGCGCTTTTGTTCATGCCTATTGGGTTTGTCGTGGTTCGTGGTCGTACTCCCACAATAAAATCATCTCTGATACTGAGTGTGGTCAGATACCACTGGCTGGCTCCGTTGTTGAGGTTATGGGGCAAAATGATGCCACGACAATCAGGGTCACTACGCCTTCAACAACACCAGCTGGGTTTAGCGACTCAGCGAATGCACAATTTACTTATGTCTATAACGGTGTTGATTATTCTCCTGGCTGGAGACGTGATTACAATACGAAGAATAAACCTACTGCGGCCGATATTGGTGCATTACCTGAGAAAGCAATCGCTCAGGCGGCGACAAAACTTGCAACACCCCGGACAATCAACGGCGTGCCGTTTGATGGCACGGCCAATATTGCGCTGACTCCCGCAAACCTCGGTTTA